TGGATAGTTATAAATTTCAACGTAGGAATAAGTTTTATTTTGTTTGCGATTGTGGAACAAAACACAAGTTCATTACAGAAGAAGCTAGAGATGCCTTTGCTGAGACTCAGAACTGTGCAAAAGGCTTCGTTAAAGAGCCTGAAGTGGTTCTAGAGACTGCGGGCTGTGAATGCGAAGACTGTAACTGTGATCCTTGTACTTGCGAAGCAGAGCCTTCTGCAATAGAACTAGATATTAGCAACGATGAAGTCGAAGTAGAGGTTAAAAGCACTGCTTGGGCTCAGACTGGGTTATTTGGTAAAAAGACCAGTGTAAACAAAGGCTACTAATGGCTGCCAGGAAAGGAAAGAAGAAAGACTCAAGACTAGCAAGAGCAAAAGTATCGGGCTATAACAAGCCTAAACGCACCCCCGGACATGCAAAAAAGTCTCACATTGTAGTAGCCAAAGTAGGCACTAAAGTGAAGACAATAAGGTTTGGCCAGCAGGGAGCTTCAACGGCAGGGAAGCCGAAGGCCGGTGAGTCAGAAGCAATGAAAGCAAAGCGTAGAAGTTTTAAGGCCAGACACGCGAAGAATATAGCTAAAGGCAAGATGTCAGCAGCGTATTGGGCGGACAAGGTAAAATGGTAGACGAAAAAACAGGTTTTCACCCAGCAGACACAAATGGCGACGGGTGTGTGACCGATGCCGAACAAAAAATGTATCTAGAATTTAAGCGAAGGGAGCTGGAAGACAAGGACGCTCAAAGAGACGCTATTCGTAAGATGGCTTGGTTTTCTTTAGCAGGTCTTCTACTGTATCCTACAGGTATCTTCTTAACCTCTTTGCTAGGACTAGATAAAGCAGCAAACTTAATTGCTGATATTGCACCCACTTATTTTGCTTCAATAGCAGTATTAGTGTCGGCGTTCTTTGCCGCAGATGCAGTAGGAGGAAAGAAATGATGGATTTATTCGACACAGTTTTTGCGATCGTTCAGGCAATACCCGTAATTGTAACACTTTGTTCAGCAATAGCTGCGACAACCAACACCCCGAAAGATGACGAGTTCTTTGCTAAAATATATAAGTTTGTTGATCTTTTTGCACTAAACTTCGGTAAAGCAAAACAAGTAGCAGACTCTACAAATAAAGAAGGCTAAACATGGCAGTTGAAGTAAGTCGCAGGGATATTATCTCTGCTGATATAGTTGAATTAAGATCTGAGACAAGGTTTCTTAAACTCCCCATAGCTCCATATATGGAGTTATTGAACGTCACTCCACTCCCTTCGCAGGTAGCAATTATCAATGCGATTAATGACCCTAAATATCGTTTTGTTTCGGCAGCTGTCTCTCGGCGTCAAGGCAAGACGTACATAGCCAACATTATTGGACAGCTCGTGTCCTTGGTCCCTGCCTCTAATATTCTTATTATGTCTCCTAACTATGCCTTGTCTCAGATCTCTTTTGACTTACAAAGAAATCTGATCAAGCATTTTGACTTAGAAGTTACAAAGGACAATGCAAAAGATAAAGTTATTGAAATATCGAATGGCTCTACTATACGCATGGGTTCGGTTAACCAAGTTGATTCTTGTGTTGGTAGATCGTATGATCTTATTATCTTTGATGAGGCAGCACTAGCAGACGGAAAGGATGCGTTTAATGTTGCACTACGTCCCACACTAGACAAAGAGAATTCAAAAGCACTATTTATCTCTACTCCTCGGGGAAGAAATAACTGGTTCTCTGAATTCTTCTACCGGGGTTTCTCAGATGAGTTTCCAGAGTGGGTATCTATTAGAGCCACTTACAAAGACAATCCTCGCATGGCGCAGTCAGATATTGATGAAGCAAGAAAGTCTATGTCAGAGGCAGAATTTAGGCAGGAGTACGAAGCTGACTTTAATACCTACGAAGGTCAGATTTGGAAGTTTAACTTTGAGACTCAAGTAAAAGACTTATCTCAGTTTGACACTAGTAAAATGGATGTGTTTGCGGGGTTAGACGTTGGTTTCAAAGATCCGACAGCAATGTGCGTAGTCGCATATGATTGGGATGAAGAGAAGTATTATCTCGTAGATGAGTACTTTAATAGCGAGCGCACTACAGAGCAACATGCTATTGAAATACAGAAACTTATCGAACGCTGGGATATAGATTTTATTTATATTGATTCCGCTGCACAGCAGACACGGTTTGACCTTGCACAAAACTATGATATTAGTACAATTAATGCAAAGAAGTCTGTACTCGATGGAATTGGTCATGTATCTGCAGTTGTTGATAACGATAACTTGTATGTTGATCAAGAGTGCAAAGAATCTTTGAAATGTCTAGACTCTTACCAGTGGGATCCAAACCCGAATCTAGTAAGAGAAAAACCAAAACACAACATGGCTTCGCATATGGCCGATGGTTTGCGTTATGCATTATATTCATTTCAAACCGCGCAAGTATCCTTCTAGCGATACCTACTCAAAAATAGTTATTGACAAGTCACCCTAAAGTCGATATAATTCTTTAGATGAAAATTCAGGAACTCGTGCAAAATGCCTAAGTTAAAACGTGACGTTGTAAAGTATGTACGAGACAAGGCTAAATCTAAGTATGCAAAAGGAAACGCTTGCGAGATTTGTAGTGAGACAGAACAGCTTGATTTTCACCACTTTTACAGTTTAACACCTTTACTAAACCAGTGGCTGACAAAGAACAAACATAATCCTGAGTACATACAAGCACTCCGGGATGATTTTATAGAAGAGCATCATGCTGAGCTATACGATGATACAGTTACGCTGTGTCATACTCACCATTTAAAACTTCACTCAATTTACGGTAAAGACCCTGCGCTTGGGACTGCAAAGAAACAAATGCGCTGGGTAGAGATTCAAAGAGAAAAACATGGCTTGGTATAGTAATATTCTTGGAACAAAACCCGTAGAAGTTGAGGAGAAGTTAAATCCTGCTCAACAGTATATTGGCAACAGTATTGACTCTTCCAGAGAGCCTAGCTTTACCTACGAAAGAGCTTATGAAGACTTAGAAATCGTAAATCGCGGCGTAAATATGATCGTTGATGACGTTGCTGAGATTCATACTTTAGTATCAAGAGATAACTCTTTTAAAGGGGTTGTTCCAGGTATTAAGCGCAGTAAGGTAGATACTCTTCTTAATAAGTCTCCAAACCCTTATCAAGACATTAATAGTTTTAAACGTAATCTGATTACAGATTATTTAATAGATGGTAATATATTTATATATTTTGATGGCGTACATCTCTACCATCTACCAGCTAGTGATGTAAAGATACACGCGGATAAAGAAACTTACATTGAAAAGTTTACTCTACATAATGTTACTTTCACCCCCCGTGAAATTATTCACATTAAAGAAAATTCCTTTCACTCTATTTATAGAGGTGTTCCTCGTTTAAAACCAGCACTTCGTACTATGATTCTCATGAGAAGAATGAGAGACTTTCAGGATAACTTCTTCAAGAACGGAGCAGTTCCTGGTTTAGTACTTAAGTCGCCTAACACACTTTCTGAGAAGATCAAAGAACGAATGATGGTTTCTTGGCAGTCACGCTACCGTCCGGATGCAGGCGGTCGACGCCCTCTTATCCTAGATGGTGGTATTGAGGTGGACAAGATTTCCAACGTAAATTTTAAAGAATTGGATTTTCAAAGTGCTATTTCTGAAAATGAAAAGATCATTTTAAAGGCGTTAGGAATCCCTCCAATTTTAATGGACTCTGGTAACAACGCTAACATTCGCCCAAATATGCGACTCTATTATTTGGAGACTATACTTCCTATAGTTAGAAAATTAAATTATGGACTCGAAAGATATTTTGGTTTTGAGTTAAGAGAAAATCTCACAAACATTCCCGCTCTACAGCCTGAATTACGAGATTCCTCCGCTTACTACACCTCATTGGTAAATGGTGGTATTATAACCGCCGCAGAAGCGCGTTTAGCCTTAGGCTTTGAACCCATAGAAGGTACCGATGAGATACGTGTTCCAGCAAATATTGCAGGTTCCGCAACTAACCCAGACGAAGGCGGAAGGCCTGTCGAAGAAGGAGAAGAATAATGTCAGTTCGTGTAAAACAAGTAGTATTAGATAAAGGGTATAAACATTTTAAAGAGTTTAGTTTGCCTTTAGACATAGACTATAAATCTTATCTAGCTATTGTCGGAAGAGACGCTTTAGACCCAATAACTATTAAAAGAACTTTTAAAGCATGGAAATACGTTACTCATGCTCTTAGGTTACGATACCCAGAGCTATCAAAAGCTCCAGTACCTGAGCCAAAGTCTGTGCCAAAGCCCGAACCAACGCCGAAGCCAGCCCCAGTACCAAAGCCCGCACCTAAGGCTTCGGGCAAGCCTGCTGCTAAGCCAGCAGTAAAGAAGGATTAAGATAATGAATAAAATCTTTAATCTTACGTCTACTTTTAAAGCTCACGAAGGGGATGATGGCTGTGTCATGATCCGTGGAATGGCAAGTACAGCTGACTTCGATCGCGCGGGTGATTCTATCTCGGCCGAAGCATGGCAAAAAGGTGGAATAAGCAATTTTGAAAAAAATCCAATTATCTTGTTTAATCATGATTATGACAAGCCAATTGGTCGAGCTACTGGGATGAAAGCAGGACCCAATGGCCTAGAGTTAGAATGTAAGATCAGTAAAAGTGCCCATGGCAATGTAGCTGAGCTTATTAAAGACGGTGTTCTTGGAGCCTTTTCTGTCGGTTTCAGAGTCAAGGATGCTGATTATATGGAAGAAACCGATGGACTAATGATTAAGGACGCTGAGTTATTTGAGGTATCGGTTGTTTCCGTACCTTGCAATCAGTCAGCTACTTTTTCGCTCGCGAAGTCTTTTGACTCTACTGAAGAGTACGAAGAATTCAAAAAAACTTTCACAAATCGTGTAGATCTAGCAGGTCAGTCTCTGGCTAAGGATGAAGTTATTACTTCGGGAATAGCTAGTGACAACACACCTCAAAGCGCGGACATTAATTCCGCAGATCAGGAGATCAAGATGGATAATCAAAACATCGACTTGGAAGCTTTTGCAAAGAAGGTAGCAGATGAAACTGCTGCTAAGATTGCTATGAAGCAAGCCGAGCAAAAAGCAGCTGAGCAAGCAGAAACAGAAAAAGCAGCTGAACAAGCTTCATTTATTGAAGGACAAGAAATTAAAGTTAAGACTGGTATTCAGTCAGGTGTTGACGCCCTTATGGCTGACGTACGTGCAGAGATCACTGCGAAAGACGCGAAGATGGACGAAGTAATAGCTAAGTATGCTAAAGACCTCGAAGAGAAATCAGCTGAAATGACTGCTATGACTAATAGCAAGAAAACTTTTGCTGATCGTTCAGGTGCTTCAGATGCCGATATGACTCCTTTTGCAAAAGAGCTTATGTACGGTCACTTACTAGGTGTTATGACTGGCAAAGGCTGGAACACTAACTACTCTCAGGGCGTTATGCAAAAATTCGGCGTTGAATGGGATTCGGGCTTAGGTGCTGTAACTTCCGGTGCTTTAGGTATTGCTCAGGCTGTTTCTACTCAAATTGAGAAAGAAATCATGGCCGAGCTTAAGTTAGCACAAGCTTTCCGTGAGATTACTATTAATTCACAGACTCAAGTATTGCCAATTCAAACTGATGCACTTCCTGCAACTTGGGGCGCTAATACTGTTGCTACTGGTAACTTAACTAACAACCCACAGATTAATGCAAATCAGTACAATGCTCAGCAAGTGATCTTGAAAGCTACTCGTCTTGTCTCTACTACTTTTATGGACAACAACATTGATGAAGAAGTTCTCATTAACTTAATGCCTATGTTGGTTGAGGGTGTTGCACGTGCACACGCACGAGCCGTAGACAATGCTCTTATCACTGGTACTGCCAATGGCAACGAGAAGTTTGATGGTCTAGAAGCACTCGCAGCTGCTAATAAGGTTGACGTTCTTAACCAAACCACTGTTAACGCTGAAACCAGCGCCGTAAGAGCAGCAGAGTTCTTAGAAGCTCGTAAGTTGATGGGTAAGTATGGTATGGTTGCAGGAGATCTTGCTTATGTAGTATCTCAAGCTCGTTACTATGATCTAATTTCTGATCCAGGCTTTGCTGACATCACCGATGTAGGCTCAGATCTTGCTACTAAAATATCTGGTACTGTTGGAGCAATCTACGGAACTCCAGTAATTGTCAGTGATCAGATTGAAGGCGACGGCACAGATGGCGGAACTGTTGGTTATGCGGTTAACGTTAAAAATCACGTTATCCCACGTCTACGCGGCGTAGCAATCGAGCAGGATTACGAAGTAATGAACCAGCGTAATGTAATTGTTGCTAGCCAGTCACTCGGCTTCAACCAGTTACGTGCTAACAATGGTACTACTGATATCTCTGTTGTTAAGCTAGTACGTACTGATGCTTAATATTTAAAAGAGTAAAAAACGAAGGGGAGTCTTCTCCCCTAAGTTTTTACTAATGGACTCCTAGATGGCAAATCTTATAACATTATCAACATACAAAGACGTAAAGGGTATATCTGCTACTACCCATGATTTTGTGTTGAGCACTCTTATTGAATCCGTGAGTCAATTAGTAAAAACTTATTGTGGCAACTCTATTGTTGACCACTACACCACTAATAAAGAAGAAGAATTTACTATTAACTGGTCTACTAGTGTAGTTCAGTTAACCGAAGCGCCTTTAAACTCTATAGTAAGTGTACAGGAGCGTACCGAATATACAGCGGCTTATACAACTTTAACAACAGATGACTACTATGCAGACTTAGCAACAGATAGCATATTTCGAGTTGGTAAGGTCTGGCCTACAGGTTTAGGTTCTGTAAAAGTTACTTATAAAGCAGGCTACGCAGATTGTCCGTCAGACTTAAAACTTGCTGTAATTGATTTAATTACGTACTACCACAAAGATGAACATAAATCTCGCCAAACTCTCGCTGGCGCAAGCCTTCAGAACCAGTCGTCTAGTAGTATGCGAAATAACATTGCATTCCCGGACCACATTAAACGAGTTCTGGACTTGTATAAAACCTTTTAAATGAGTAGCTCTAAACTTAAACAAGCAACTAGATATGTAGTAGACAGAGCTAATCAAAAAAAGAAAACAAAAAAAGCACAAAAAGACTCTCAAGCACGCTCAGACGCTGAAAAAGAATATGGTCAAATGCTTGTAATAAATAAGGAGCATCAAGCAGCTTTAATTTTTAGAGCTTTTGGAATACGTTTATCTTTAAAGGAAAGAAAAGAGTTATTTAGCCGTCTTGATATTTTTTTAAAAAGTAAAGAAGCAAGGTTAAGGATGTCAAAAGAAGATAAAGAAGCTGCTATCTCTTTAAAACCTAAATTTAAAAAAAAGCAAGGAGATATGGTTTATGTAATTTCAAACTTTGAAGCCTCTAAAAGACTGAAATTTAAAAGTAGAAACCCTGATGATGCTTCAAAAATACAAGCAAACTACTTGAATTCGTTAAAAAGAAACGCTAGAGATATTACAGATAAGGAAGTAAGTAGTTTAAGCCAAATGGGTCACGGAGATAGAGGTGTTTCTGCTTCACAGTTCGGAGTTGATAGAGCCATATCTGAAGCAAAGGATAAATTTAATTTATCAGATTCTGAAATGGCGCAGTTAGTAGCTATCACACTTAAGCAGAGAGTTAAACATGCTATGAAAATTAACTTTAATCATAGTCAAATATTTTCATCTGAAGGCAAATTTAATAAAAGTTTTAGATTCGTTATATCTTCACAAGACGGCTTACAGAACAAAGCGGATAGAGATATAGAAACCGCAGTATTTATGGAAACATTAAAAGAAATGGAAATATTAGGCTTAGAAACTAGTACTCTAGTGCCTGATGCAATAGCGCAAGTTACTTTATACAACTTAGCAGGAAAAAAACACAAAAACAAAAAAGTAACAGGAAAACGTAAGAGAGTAATAAAAGAAAAAGCTAGTGGTTCTATGACTAATAAAGTAGAGGCTAGTAGAGTGGTTACTTATGCAGCACAAAGAGGTTTAAGCACTAAGGGAGTAAAAAGAAGAGAAAGTACTTCTAAAAATAAAAGTTCTGCTTCTCATCCCTTAAAGCTATTAGGTATTTTAAATCAAAAACTTCCTGAAACTGTGAAAAAGAATATGAACTCTCCAGCCCTTGTTAATCAAACAGGCAGGTTTGCAGACAGCGTAAAAGTTGTTGATATAAACCAAACACCTAAAGGGTTTCCAAGTGTAGGATATACTTACCAAAGAAACCCTTATGAAGTATTTGAAGATGGAAACGGTTCAGCTCCTTGGGCAAACGGAAACAGAGATCCAAGACAACTAATTGACAAATCTATCCGAGAAATAGCAGTGCAATTTGCAATCGGAAGATTCTACACTAGGAGATTATAGTGGCAGCAAGAGATCATACAACAAGACGTTCACAGATACTATCAGGTTTAGTGACCGTACTTAAAACTATTAACGGTTCTGCGAATTTTAGGACGGATTTAAGCAATAATGTATCCAAAAGACTATTATTCTGGGACGAAGTAGAGGACTTTCCGGCAGTCCACCTAAACGCAGGAAGCGAAACGAGAGAGTATCAAGGTGGGGGATATAAGGATAGATTTCTATCTATAACTCTAAGATGTTATGTCAACGCGGAAGATGCAGTGGCAGAATTAGATAAACTACTCGAGGATGTAGAGACAGTAATAGAAGAAAACTCTAGGCTCTCTTATCTTGACTTAAACGGTGTAACTCAGTACACCCAACAAATCACAATCGTTAGTATTGATACAGACGAAGGTGTACTTGAACCCCTAGGCGTAGGAGAAATGCTTATTGAGGTTCGATACTAGAAAATGCAGGCACGAGCAATCGTTCACAACCTAGCCTTTTCAAGCACAACATAGGAGATTAACTATGGCACAATTATATTTTAGTAGAGACGTAAAAGTCTATATACAGACCGCCGCCGCAACTTGGCAGGTACCTATATTAGACGGATACTCTTTTTCACAAGGAACAAACTCAGTAGAAGTAACATTGGCAGAAATGTCAGGAACGGCAGGCGTTAGTAAGCGTGGACGTAAAATGTTTAATGATTCTTTAGCTCCGGCTGAATGGTCTTTCTCAACATATGCACGACCTTTTACAGCAGCAGGTGCGGCTCTAGCCCAACATCAAACACACGCTTCTACGTCAGGGGTTGGTAGTGCAGACGCCGCCGCCGAAACTCACGCAGTAGAAGAAGTACTATGGGCGCTCGCGGCTGGTGCTGCAGTTTATGATACATCGGATAGTACTTTTAAGAGTGCAGGCTCAGTTGCTTATACTACTCCCGGTAGTGGCACTCAGGCTATTACCTTTGCCCAATCAAACCTTTCAGCTCTAGGAACAGCTACCATTTGGTTTGCCTTTCCTGATGCTGATGGCGGTACTGATATCGCAGTTTACAAACTTAATAAATGTGTAGTAAACGAAGCTACTATGAATTTTGATATTGATGGTATTGCTCAAATTGACTGGTCTGGCATGGGTTCTGAAGTTGAAGAGTCCGATCAAACAGCTCTTAATACGGCTATTGCAGTTACTGGTTCAGGTATTTATATTGACGAAGGTATGGGATGTGATGTAACAGGTAACTTTATCCGCAACCGTCTAAGTACTATGACACTGACCGCAGCAAATACTACAGTATTCCCAGGTGCTTCAACCAATGGTGTATACAATATTGTACTAACCGGTGGAAGTGTAACTGTATCTAATAATATCACTTTCTTAACTCCTTCTGAGCTGGGATGTGTTAATATTCCTCTAGGTCACGTTACGGGTTCTCGTAGTATTTCTGGTAGTATTGATTGCTACTTAAACAACGATGCCGACGAATTAGGCGGTAGTGGTGAACTTTTTGAAGATCTAACTAGTAATGCTGGTCGAGTTCTTGCTACTAATTCTTTTGCTCTTACTCTAAATGTAGGTGGAACAACTGGTCCAGCTGTAACTTTTGCTATGCCAACAGCTCACCTTGAGATTCCAGCACATGATCTTCAAGACGTAGTATCATTAACTACCTCTTTTCATGCTCTACCGAGTACTATAGACGGCGCAGACGAACTGACAGTTACTTATAAGAGCTAATAGCTACTGAAAAATATTTCTTGACTTTTCTGGTCAATTGAAATATACTATGTAATAGAAAATCGAAGCAGGGGTGAATTTTCACCTCTGTTTTGTTTCCATAAATCAATAACAAGGATTATAAAATGAGCGATACACCTGTTAAACCAGCACCTGTTTCTTTATCGAGTCTTATGACTCCTAGCAAGACCGTAACAGTAGACTTCCCCGGATATACAGCTATGACAGTTGATCTATGCTATCTAGCCAGAGAAGAGTTAGTAAAACTTCGTAAGAAGTGTGTTACTACAAAGTTTAGTAAAAAGACTCGTCAACCCGAAGAAATTCTTGACGAAGATAAATTCCTATTAGAATATTGTAAAGCCGTTATTAAGAATTGGTCTGGCCTAAAATATCGTTACCTAGAAGAGCTTCTTTTGGTAGATGTATCGGCTTATGACCCCGAAGACGTCTTACCCTTTACTCAAGAGAACGCAGAGCTTCTGATGAAGAACTCTAGCGATTTTGACACTTGGGTTACAGATACTGTAGGTGACTTAGAAAATTTTACTGGGAACAAGTAGGCGAAATAAAATCCCTACTTGTACGAGATATAAAATCTACCTCTCAGATAAGTCTAGATAAGTACTTATTAATCTGTGAACAATTAGGGCAAGAGCCTGATCCACGAAAGATGCCACCCGACCCTACGGATTTTCCGTACGAGGTCCATGTGGCATTTTTTATATTCTCATTTTTATCTGATATTTGGGATGGTACATCAGGAAGTTATATGGGAAAGAACTGGTCTACCATAGAATACCTTTTTAATTTATATCAAGTGGACGAACCTACAGTTATATTGTATATTATGAAAATGTACGAAAGTCTTATAATTGAACATAGAGCAGACGAAGCTACCAAAAAACGAAAAGCAGAAGAGAGAAAGTCTGCCGGGGGTGGAAAACAATACACCCATAATGTGAAAGGCTAATGGCAAAAAATGAGATAAAAGTTGGGTTAAAGGTAGATGATAAAGGCAATCTTAAAAAGACTGCTAAAAATGCGCAAAGCGCAGGAAAAGCATTAGATAATACTGCCAAATCCTCAGACAAATACAGCAAAGGCCAAAAGGGCGTAGCTCAAGCTACTTCTAATAGCACTAAAGCATTCTCTAAAATGCAAGGTGGTATGGGCGGTATGGTAGGTGTTTATGCTGAAGTTGCTTCTCGCGTTTTTGCATTAAGTGCAGCCTTTCAGTTCTTAAAGTCTGCTAGTGACGTTACAAATCTTATAGCAGGTCAAGCAGCTTTGGGTGCAGTATCTGGTGTTGCCTATAAAACGTTAACTCAAGGTTTAAAAGATGCTACTGATGGTCAGATTAGTTATAGCGCCGCTTCAAAAGCTGCCGCTATCGGTACCGCCGCCGGCCTCAGCCCAGATCAATTAAATAGATTAGGTAAAGCAGCTAAAAATACTTCTATCGCTCTTGGTAGAGATCTAGGAGATTCTTTTGACCGTCTTATCAGAGGTGTAACAAAAGCAGAGCCAGAGCTACTTGATGAATTAGGTATTATTCTTCGACTGGAGACAGCAAAGAAAAACTACGGACGAACTATAGGCGTAGCCGCCAACGAATTGACACAATTCCAACAATCTCAAGCAGTTGTTAATGAAGTACTTAATCAAGCCGAAGATAAGTTTGGACAAATAGAAAAGATTATGGACCCCAGCGCCGCATCTCTTAACCGGTTTCTAGTTAGTTTTGACAGCTTGTTAAATAGCATAAAGCTAGGGGTTACAGGAGCTTTGAGACCTGTCTTCGACTTTCTATCCGGCAATACACTTGCACTGTCGGCTTCTTTGTTATTAATGGGAAGAAGCGTTCTTAGTAAGATACTGCCTAACTTCAAATTGCTTGCAGAAGGTTCAGCGGCCGCCATTAAAAAAGCAGACATGGGCGTAATCGAACATCAAGCACACCTAGAGAATTTGCAAAGAACTATTGTAAAAACTCAAAGTACCTTAGCAGGAGATAAATTAACTAATATTGGTGACGCTGAGAAAGCCTACGGGAAAAAAGTACCCACAACTACTCTAAAAGGTGGGGGAGCCTTAGATTTCTTAATGGGTGCTTCGGAAACTAAGAAAGCACAGGCGCAAGCTGATAAAGCCTTGTTACACGCAGAATCGCAGATAAGAAATAGCACAAAGAGAAGAACAGGAATGTTCCAGCATATGAATGCACAACAAGTAGCTGATATGCGCAAGGCATACCTTCAGCGTGCAATACTTATTAAACGGGAAGAGGTGACGCATACTGTAGCCCTTAAAAAGATGGGATTTAATTATGACGTACTGAAAGCAAAAGCTGCTGCGAGCTATGCA